CTTCATAAATTTTACTGAATAATTTTTCTGGTTCACTCATTGGAATTTCTTCACCATCACCGTTAATCCATACTAAGCCTTCGCCATCTAAAAAGATGGGAAGGACATAATATGATAATGGTTGTGCGATACCGTTATAAGAAGCAATATGTTTATCTTTACTTGTACCATGCAATTGCTGTTTTGCTGTAATAACAATGAATTTAACTCCATTATTAGGTACATAGTGATTTACATGAACGTCGTCATATTCTAACCCATAATTTAAACCCTCATCAACGGTATTAATAACTGGTGTACCGTCTGCATTCCATAAAGGACAGTGTTCACGAACAACAAAAGACGGTTTAAACGTAAAATCTTTCAACCATGTTTGATATACATCTAATTCGAAATATACATAGGTTACATTCTGATTTTTTCTTTCTAACTTTGTTACAAAGGCATAAAACCACTTGCTATTATAGTGTTGGTTTTGAAACATCAAATAATTGGTTTCTAGTAATTTATCAATTGGAGCATTTGCGGAAATATACCCTTTTCCTTCATCCCTAACAAAGACAGCATCACCCATACTATGTACGATTTTACGATTGATGAAGTAATTATATTGTGAAGTCGTATCATCGAATCTTATTGTATTTTTATAGTCATTTGAAAACGGTACACCTGTTAAAAATTTTATATTTGAACCGCTTAACGGTAAAGTTGCCATGAAATCACCTTCCTTTCTCTAATTATTTAATTAAGCTGTTACTGTAACAGTAGCTGTATCACTATAAACAGTACCATTTACAGTACCTTCATACTTAACAGTTAATGATGTTGCTGTTTCGCTAGCCGCAACTGTTAATAAACCACTTGAAGTAATTGTAGTTCCTGCAATACCACCAGTAACAGTATATTTAGGTGATGTTTCAGAACCATTAAGTACAGCCCCGACAAATTGTTGTGTCATTCCTTTTTTAACTGTAGCCGTTTTTGGTGTAATTGTAGCTACTGGTGCAGGCGGAACTGGTGCATCTTCAGTAGTAAATACAACTGCATTCTCCATTGTTGAACAAGATAATAATTGCCAAGTATGGTAGAAATAGTTGAAATACAAACCTTTTGGGTTATAGATAGAATTCATCTTTTGGTTCGTGTCATAAACCATAAACCAGTTTTCATCGACTAATACAGCTTGGATTGCAGGGTTTTCGAATTCATCAATTACTGTAACATGTCCCATGAAGTCAGTACGATTCATGTTAAATGCAACTGCTAACACATCAACATCCAATTCTGCTTCCACTTCTGCTGTAATAAATAAATGTAATCCGTTCATATCAGATTTTGTGTGAACACCTGCGGCGTTGTATTTACGGCTTCCCATAGGAAGAGATAAACGACGTGCCGTTGAACGAATTTTCTTGACGAATGCTCGTGTCTTATCAGTTGTATCCGGTACTTCCACTTTTACAGGGAAGAATAAACCATTTTTGTAGTAACTATCAATCAGACCACGCATATAAAGATACTCATCTAGTTCAGCACTATTATAAATAGCTTCGATAATGCTAGATAAGAAGTTTTGGAAAGTTGTAGCTGAAGTGAAAGCCGCTTTTAGTTGGTCTTCACCAATTGTTTGTTCATAGAAATCTTGACGATTACGTTGATGGAAGAATACTTTTACATCAGGAATTTCACGTTTCCATACAGTCGATTCACTATCCTGTGGGTCGTAACGTTTTCCTTTCGTAATATCTGTATATACCTCTTCAATGGTATACCCATAAGGCATCATACCTCTTTTAAATTTTGCAAGTGGGTTATTAAGTGTTTTATGTTTAATTACCACTAAAGAAATACGGTCAATTAAAGCCGTAACGAATTCATTTTGATGAGATAGTAAAGAGTTAATCCCAATACCTACCTCACTAATGTTTCTATCTGTTGCAATGGGAACAGAACTTTTAAAATTTGCTGATGCGCTGTTACGAATCGCATTTAAAATATCTGTATACGATTGTGCGCCTGTCATTGCATTTAAGTAATCTTGACTTGATACAGTTGCCATGTTTTTATCCTCCTAGTAGGTCATTTAGTGTGATTGTTTCAGAACGTTCCTTTTCAACTTCTTTTTCTTTTTCTTTCTTAGAAGCATTTTGGAAACCAACTTTAGAGAAGAGGTCACCATTTGCAACTACTAATTCCTCAATACGTTCTTTATTCTTCGCAATTAAAACTTCATTGTCTTGTACTGTTTTATCTTTTGCGCTAACAAATTCTAAAATATCTTGTCCAAGTTTTGACCTAACATCTTGAGTAGTTTCTGGGTTGTTTACTTCATTCATAGAATTTCTGAATTCTTCCATATTTGTAATAGCCATGTTGTCACCTCTTTTCTAGTTTGTTCTGAATGCTACCATAACTGGTAACAAAATCTATCATAATATATTATGAGAAAAATTACAAGTTCTTTTGACCATAAAATTTTCAAGTTCTTTAGACCTTAACCAAAAAATGTGGAAACGAACGGTTACAATCGTATAAGAAGGAGTGAACACATAATAGAAGTTTCTCATTCTGTTTTGTGTTTGCGACTGATTACTAGGTTGTGTGAGTTGTAACTAGCCTTCGAAACATTTCAAGGTCTTATGACCTTATAATAATTAAAGTTCTTTTTTCTCTTATAATAGAAGAAACTCGTCTTTTTCTCTTTTTACTCATCTTTTAATCACTTTCTTTTATTATTTTTAAATTTCTTCATTTTTAGGGTTTACAAATTAATCATTTTCCTGTAATATAAATCTTGTAAGAAACAAACAAACAAAATTAATTCGAAAAGAGGAAAATAAAATGGCTAAATTTATTACACGTACAATCGTAACAACTGAAATCACTGTTGCTGAATTTGAAATGGGTTCAACAGAATTACATCCTTTAGAAAAAATTGTTTTAGATGGTAAAGTTGCCGAAGAAAAAGCAATTAAAGTTGTTCAAAAAGAATACAAAGGTCAACAAGTTGTTATCGTTGATATTCAAACTATAGAACGCAAATTCAAAGTTTCATATGAAGATTTCATGCACATTGCTGAAGAAGTAGTGGAAGGCGAAGAAGTCGAAGATATGGAAGTTCAATCTGATACAGATGCATTAATTGAAAAACATTCAGCTCAAGAAGTTCTTTAATCTTTAAATCTTTTGCGGGAAAGAAAAGGGTTCAGCCCGTGATAAGCACAAGGTGCGTATCTAGGGCAGAACAGAAAGACACTTATAAAAGGAAATGTCATAGATTCTTTTTATAACTTATACTTAGAGACACGAAATTCAATACATTTAAACATAAAAGACTTAAAAACGGAAACCCATTATAATAGAAGGTTCTTACAAACCTAGTTAAAACCTTTTAACAAATAATACGTTTCATGATTTCTTGACAGGTGTTAAAGTCATTAAAACACAAAACATATTACTGGTGATTGCTGTTACTGTTCATTGGAAGGAAAACCAAACAAACCCGTTATGTTTAGTATAACGTTAAAATGTGAAAAGACTAAACCACTCAAGGAAAAGAGTGAAACCCGTCAAGGAAAATAACGTTAACAACCCAACTCGATAATAGTTGTAAAAACCGCTGAAGGAAAACAGATAAACCCGTTGAACACCTTGCAACGTTAAACAACAAGAACTTGACAAGGAAAAGTCTGTAAAACCAGTGTTAGCTAGATGGAACTATTTAAAGGTATAGTTCTGCTATAACTATGACACGTAAAATACAAAAGCCGTTTGGTGGTACGTTAAACCACCACAAATACATAAAATAAAATGGAAAAACATTTTGTTTGCTTGAACACTTAGTGATTCCCTTAAGGAGAACTTAGTGTGAAAGTACTAGGGGATTACAGACCGTTACGAAAGTTACGGAATGTTGACCGTAGAGTTCACTTGACTGATGGAAAGACATCAAAATAAAGTTTGTTTTCGTAATCAAGGAAAAGATTTAAAAACCAAAAAACAAAAACTTATAAAAGAAAAGTGAGGTGAAAGCCTCTTATCTTTAAATAAGTTCTACATCGAAAATTTTGTAGTTAAGATTCTAATTTGTATACGTCAATCAATCAATCACATTTAAGAGATATGTACAGGTAAAAATAACTTAATCTATTTCCTAACATAACGCCTGTACATACTTTCTTAGATGCACCTAACATAAGATAACATATCAGTCAAAACACCTCCTTATGTTTTAATGTACCTAGTCACGTTGGGTGTATCTAAGAGGGACAACCTCTAATAAAATAACTTATATAAAGGTGGAAAATAACATGAATTCAGTAAATTTAGTAGGACGTTTAGTAAATTCAGTAGACTTAAGATACACACAAGCAGGTAAAGCGGTATGTAGTGGTACAATTGCGGTGAATCGTAAATATACGAATGCTCAAGGTCAACGTGATACTGATTTTATTCGTTTTACAATTTGGGGTAAACAAGCTGAAAATACAGCAAACTATACTGGAAAAGGTTCATTAGTTGCACTTGATGGTGAAATTAACACTGGTTCATATGAAAAAGATGGACAAAAAGTGTTTACAACTGAAGTCGGTGTACACGGTGTTACTTTCTTAGATATGAAGAAAGAACAAGAATCGAAACAAGCGTAAAAGCGAAATGCAAAACCGAACGTTTAGAAATGTAAACGATTGAATGAATCGTTAAAGATGGTTTGTATCTTTAAAAGATTTGTGAAAGAGTTCTAATTTCTGTGAGGTGTAGCAAGACAAAATAATAAATACAAGTGAATAGAGAATCCTTTCATAAGGGTTCTCTTTTTAATTACAATAATATACATAGTAATGTAAGGAGAAAATAATGAACATTTATAGAGCTACTCAATACGGTAAAATTATTAGTGAGGGAACAATGAAAGAAATATCTAAAGATATGGGATTAAAAGAATATGTGTTAAGAAGTAAAACAACAAAATCTTATCGTGAAAAATTTAAAGATGATAAATCAAGATTAGTTATTGAAAAAATAGAAAGTGATAAAACAAGATATTTGTATCGTTTATATGTTGGTTATGAGTGGATTGGAACAGGTTCTATAAAAGAATTATCTGAAATGAGTGGATATACAGAAGGGTATTTACGGTTTAGAGCATGTTCAAAATCAGTTGAAAAATATAATAAACGTCTGATTGGTAATCAAGATGAGTTTAAAAATGTTACAGTTGAAAAAATAGAAAATACCAATTAACTTCCAATTATCTAAATATAAAAATAAAGTTATTGACCCTTTCGGATTACCGTGTTACAATAACAAAGTAATATAAGAAATGAGGAAAAATAACATGAGTAAAAGAATTGATTACACAAATAAAAAATTTAATAGACTAACAGGAGTGAAACCAGTAGGAAAAACACCTGCGGGTAAAATGGTTTGGTTATTCAAATGTAATTGTGGAAACGAAATACAAGCGGTAGGTGCTAAGGTTAAATCGGGTCATACAAAGTCATGCGGATGCATCAAAAGAAATACACAATTGTTAAGTTTGTAAGGGGAAAACACAGTGGCTAAGAAAAAATCTACACCAATTAAAATCAGAAAAAAAGATATAGAAGATTATAAAAGAATAGCACGTAATATTAAATCTAAAATTAATCGAACTCAAAAAAATAATGGTGTGGATATTTCAAGTGAAATTAATCTGCCTAGTTTAGAAAGTTTTAAAACTCGCTCTGAATTTAATGCATTTAAAGATTATGCTAGTAAATTAAAATACAACCAATCATTACAATTTGTTAAAAATAAGCAAGGTGTTGTTGCAAGAAAATCAGATGTGAATAAACTTGTTAGAAAACAAAATGCCATTATCAATGAACGAAAGAAATTGAAAAAACGTATTGATAAGCTACCAGTTATTATGGATAAAATAAAGTTAACAGTTGGTGAGAGACAACTAGGTTTATCAGAAAAAGAAAAGCGTAGACGTGGCTATACTCGTGTACCTAAGAAATTTAATTTCAACGAAATGCAATCACAAGAAATGTACAACAAAAGAAAGAAACAAATAGAAGAAAAATCAGATTATAAAGTTGATGAAAAGTTACGGGATATGAAAGCAAATTATATGCGTACAGTTAATGAATCGTTGAATCATGATGGATATGAAATTGTAAAAGCTATCAATGAAATGCCAGATATACAATTCTATGAAATGTATATGCAAAATGAATCTGATTTTGGTTTTGAAGTGTGGTATACAGAAGAAGAAGACCAATTGTATCAATTAGGACAAAGTTTACTTGATTTAATTAAACAATATAAACCTAGTGATATGGTGAAAGAGTAAAATAACATATAGAAAAGTGGGGAATTCTATGGCAACACCGAAATTAAAAAGTTATTCATGTGATTTTGAAACTACCACAGACCCAAACGACTGTAGGGTTTGGGCGGTGGGAATTATTGAGATTGAACCTACATTCAGTAATTACTATGAATCGAATGATATTGATTACTTTTTTAAATTTGCTGAAAAGAATGGTGGTAAGTTTTTCTTCCACAATTTAAAATTCGATGGGAATTTTATTGTTAGCCGTTTGTTTGAGCGTGGTTATGAATGGAGTACAGAAAAGAAACCTATGACGTTTGATATGACTCTTAGTAATATGGGACAATGGTATATGGTAGATGTGTATTATGGACAAAAGTCAAAAGGTAGAGTGAAGAAATTTACAATTTATGATTCTTTGAAAAAATTACCTATGCCAGTTAAAGCGATTGCGAAATCATTTGGTTTACCTATTATGAAAGGTGATATAGATTATCATGTTTATAGACCTGTAGGTCATAAGTTAACAAAAGAAGAAAGTGCCTACCTTAGAAATGACGTTGAAATTGTGGCTAGAGCGTTATACATACAAATGGAAGAAAACAAACTAACAGCCATGACGGTTGGTTCTGATGCACTTGACAACTTTAAATTATCGTTAGATGAGAATAATAAAAAATCAAAGAGATTATTTGATTATCATTTCCCTACTTTCAATGTTGAATTAGATAATGAATTTCGACCTGCATATAAAGGTGGGTTTACATGGGTAAATCCAAAATGGCAGG